TTCCTTTATATTGCAATTTGTTGATAAGGTTTAGTTAAATTATAATGAATTTCGCATCCGTTTTCATTATCTTCGGATACATTGATTATTACATTTCGGTTTGGGTACCGATCTGCAATTCTTAAATACAAGTCATCGGCAATCATTTCGCAACTTTTGTAGTCCAGTCGCAAACAATTTTGTTCCCCTGAATACAATGATTCAAGCCACCGTTTGAATTGTATGAATTCGATATCACGGTCATTGTGCCATACGTCGATTGACACCCTGAAGTGAAAGATATGACGATGAGGATAACCAAGAAAGCTAACATCTTGTAGTTTAGGTTCTTCCAATGCTGCAGGATATTTGTGTATACCCTCTTTTTGAAAAGTAACCCAGATTTGTCTTTTAGCTTCATCCTTAATTCTTTCAACACGCTCACGTTCACTTTGAATCATCTATCATCTCCGTAATCCAAATGTTCATGCTCATGTTCCCATTGTAATTTATTCAATCTACCAATCTCGTCACGTATGGCTAGTTTTTGTTTTTTCATTTCAGTTAATTTTTGAACTTCAACATGCGGATGATCTTTTTCCATATCATCGATTTGCTTGTTAAGAACTCTATGCATTTCTTCTAAATGTTTAATTTTTGCCTTATACATTTTATTCCTCTATCTTTAAAATTTCAAGATCATCTTCAAAATCTTGTTCCTCTTCAATAGACTCTTCCAATTTTACTTCAGTAAAAAACTCATTAAAATATGTCATTGAGTTGTTTGTTTTTTTGCCACTAAACCCTTGACTACCGCTTTTGAATTGATCCCAGAACCAATCATATTCTTCAATCTTATCTAGTGCTTTTTGTCTATCAGACATTCCTATTATTTCATCAACTACGTCACGAAAAGCAACGATGCCAAATTTATCATGAATCAACATATTTGGAATTACGTTACTATCATATTTTCTATTTGCTTCTTGAACAGCAACCATGTGTTGATATACATTATGACCTTGTATCAGTGTATAGCTTAATGTATCCCAACTTGTTTTAGTTTCTTTACCATGCTGCCCAATAAAGCCTTGACCCCTATAACATAAATCACGCATTGTCATATTAGCAGTTATCGGACTGTCAGTAAATACTTTGTGGATACCTTCAGCTAATACGGCGTCCTTAAATTTGCGAGTATCGTTAGCATAGCTTTTCTTTTCTGCTGTCTTTTCCATTTGATAAGACCATTTACTTCTATCTTCAAATGTATTATTAAAGTATGCCAAACCTTTCGCTGCACTAAAAAATGGACTCGCACAATCAAAACTAATAGTAACGTTTGGATTGACATGTTTACGTAATGCACGTTGTGTATCACTGAATATCAATGACCATTCTAGTATAGATGTGCCAAGGCAATGAATCCAATCGTGAACTCCAGTTTGGAGTAAATCATCATGGATAATATGTACCAAACGTTTAAGAAAAAGACTGATATCAATTTTTGTCTGACCCCCGAATGCCCAACCATTAAAATGATTATCAGGATATTTTTTCGGATCACAATAATCCTTCATCTCTTGATACCATTCATCACTTTGTTTGTGATTACGACCCTGTAATACATTTAAGAATTTGCATTTACCATTACGATTTTCAATAAAATATTTGTTATTGATATGTGTAGCAGTAATAGCATCTTCAATAGTTTTAATACCGTGAACACTATTACCATTCTTATCTTTTAGATGATAAGTGGTTAATGATTGACTTGGTATATCAAGCACCATACCATAGTCCATGTACGTGTCCATCCACTTTAATACTTGTTCACGTTTTTTCATTGCACGTGGGCAATCAGGATTCTTCCAATCAGCAGGCCATTGACCTTTTAAGATTTGAAATCCACCACTGTCACCTAACAAGAAAGTGCCATTCTCTCGTTCATGTACAATGCTTTCACTATTACCTTGTTTCTTAGGATCAAGTTCTGCATGACCTGCACTGTATAATGCCCATTTATATGGGAATAATGCTTCCTTGCTGTTAAGAAAGTTTAATGCTTCCAAATTAGGAATTCCTTGTGGTATACGCTCAGGTGGAAAATAGTTTTCACCCTTACGTTGCTTACCCAACCCAGTAATATAAAATGTACTGAGTGCGGGTAAGAACAGTGCCCATTCGGGATTGTGTTTACTAGTTAAATCGTCTTTTTCCATTAGGGTGCTTGATATGCTTGAGGTTCTACTTCATCAAAATCTTTATCATTTTTGATTAATGTCTTAACCATTTCAAGTTGATTCTGTTTTTCTTTAATTTGATTAACTAAATCATTAATGGCAGGATTAGTTTTAGCAAGTTCTTCTAACTCTAATTCTTCACGGCGCTTTTGCCTAGCCCATTCTAATGCTTTTTTAGATTCATAACTTAAATCAATTGACACAGTATCGTTAGGTATATTAATCCAATTCGTGCCATCGTTTACTTGAAAATTTTGTGACGCTGGATCAAATTTAAGCATTCCCGCACCAGAATATGTTGGATTTATATATGGCATAGACGACATACCTCCTCCACTAACAGTAACATCAACACTACCTGGAAAGATTGATTTAATCATATTATTTCCCTACTGCAGGAATAAGATAACGATACGTACCAATACCACTGTCAATAGTAATTTCTAGAATTCCCTTTTCAGCAATCTTGATAGTTTTATCGCCTGCCATATTCAACACTTGAATAACTAAATTTACAGGGAATTTCAATGTCCCATTAAACGTACCACTTACATTTGATTGAAAAGTAAATGCACCGTTGTGTGTAGCTGGGTCACCAAAGTAAATTTTAATGTCGTTGCTTTCAACTTTTATTTTAAAATTATCTACTTCGCTGTTTGCCTGTGCTTGTCTTTTTAGCCTATTGATAGATTCAACAGTAGGATCAAACGTAACATGCCATGCAGGAACTTTAAATATAAAGTTTCCTACTTTTGTGTTTGCAATATCTTCAGGCATTAATCTATATTCATTAACAAAGTCTTTGTTTTTGTTTTCAAAGTAAATTGATTTAGCAATGTCACCATCACGTTTAGTAACGATATTCGCATCTTCATTATACTCATCTAAACCTAAAATAGTTTTAAGTTTATTTAAATTTGGTAAGCCAAATGTACCTATAAAGTTTGAATCAGGTTGTTTAAAAGAACCCTCAATTACTATCTTGCCTGTTTCATCTTGTGATACTGCTGCAAAATTTGTTTCAGTATCAGAACCCATTATTTTAATTGTGTCAATGTTACTGAGACCATGTATGTGTGAAATTAAATCTTGTAAATTATCCTTCATATTTTTCTCCTTTGTAGTATTTAGGAATCTGTTGTGTGTATTATAGTGGAATTTATTGCAAAAAGCAAAACTAATTTAACCAAAGACAAAAAAATCATCAAATGTTGAATTAGTATCTGTACTTGCACGTATGTTCCAGTCAAGAACTCCAAGAAGATTATCAATCTTCTCGTCAATCAATGTTTGTTCCATTGCTAAATCATCAAATGGCAATTCAATAAACCATTGTGGCAATCTCAATTCATCTGTTGGATATGCAATACTAGTATATCCTAATGGATTTGGCTTAAGTTTACATACAACAATCTTCATGCCATCAACAATCTTTTGACTGTAATTGTCACTGTTAGCTTGACGTAATGTATTCCAGTTTAGTGCTGCTCTTACATGCCCAGGCATGTTTGCTTTGCCTTGTGCCTTTTCCTTCTCACCGTATGTGGTGAGATTATTCACGCCTTTAGGACTACCTTTAGTCCAACTAGGTTGTTCGCTCATGTAATTTTTAAACTCTTTTACCATTGCGACTACTTCATCACGGCCTGCACCATCAAGTACACGTTCTAACACATTCATTAGAAAGTCTTGTACATATTTAGGTGTGTCTGCACGTTTCAAATCTAAACCCATTGCTTTAATTTGACCTGATTTACCATTTACATCTTTACGCTTACCTTCTTTGTCGTAGATGTTAATAGCATAACGTTTCTTAGTGATAAAGATACTGCGTTCCCCAATTAATTCACGACCAGCTTTAATAATAGAACCATTCTTTCTTGGAGCATGAAATGCACGTTCCATAAATGCAGGGAAGCTGTCGTTTACTTGATCGGCAATATTATCATATAATGTAATGCAAAGGTCTTTATCCCATTGCACATCACCCTTTTGAATATCGTCTTTCAATATAGGTAATGCACTAAAATAGCAACTATCAGTATCACCGTATACAATAGCAGATCCGTCATGGTTATATTCTCCAGCAATACATTCGTTGATTTGGCTCATCATATGTTTAGTGATTTGACGACCACTTAGTGTAACACTTTGACCAATTCGTTTATCGTAGAATCTACAGTGTTCATTTAATAGCGCACCATATGCAGAGTTGAGTAGAATCTTTCGGACTAATTGACGCTTATCCCAATACTCTTTATCATAGTCTGTTGTTGATTCTTTTAGTTTCTTCTGCATTTCCTTACGATCACTATACCAGCGTGTGAGCAATCCGGGAATCACGCCTTCTTGTTCGTAAGTAAAGATTGTACCATTAGCACTTAACATCCATGGCTTATGACTATCAAATATCATCTTCCATATTTCAGCAGCACTCATTTCAACACTGCGACCATCTTCAAAATCAACGGTTAACATAGTACCGCGTTCTTGATTCATGATAGCAGTGTATTCTAGTGCACCAAACAATCCTTCCCACAAAATAGCTCCAGTAACATCATCGTCACCTTCTTTGTATCTTTTCTTTTGGCTAGCTAATAGCTTGCCTTTTTCTCTCATGTATTGTTCTGTGAGGGTTTGTCTAACTTGACCGACGATGGTTTCTGGCGCCATGTTGAGGGCTCTAATAACCGAGGGATAGAGCGAGTTAATATCAACTGCTCCGACATATTCGTGCATTCCCCTTTTTGGCGTAGCAACATAGGCACCTGCTGCGGTTTGTTCATCATTGTGATCCTTTCGTGATTTATCTGGAACTACTAAACCTCTTTCGTGTGCTTCATTGAAAATTGCTTGCTCAATCATTGCAACAGAACCCATTACTGTTGGGAGCAGTACAGTGTTTTCGTGTGCAAGTGCATTAGCTAAATCTAAAAACTTTAGTTTGTTGTGAATCTTAACCAATAACATCGTATCTTGACGATTATACTCTAAGAACTTTTCCCAGTCCTTATTATATAATTGATCAAGTGTGCCTTCGTATTGTGTCTTGTTTTCACCGACTTCCATCTCACCGATAAAGTCTAGTTTATAACTATGGCGACTTTCGTAATTGTACTTTTTGTACAATTGCAAATAGTCCATATGTATACGACCGATTAAGTCAAACGTTTGTTCTTCTTTACCGAATCGTTCATATGTTCTTGCCTTAGGCAATTGACCCATCAGACAAAACTTACGGGTGTCATCCTTACTCATCACTCTGGTAACACGATTTACCATATATGGAATATCGTATCCCTCTGAGTTCCAACCAGTAAGGACATCTGCATCTTCAATGAGTTGAAAGAATGTTTCAAACATTTCAATTTCAGATTTAAATAACAATGTATTCTCAAATTTCTTTGTTATTTCCCATGCAGTTTCATCACTCATGTGCCGTGGTGCAATACACAGAGTAATCAATTGATCTAGCCAATCTAAATACAATGAAATTGCTGTTACTGGGTTGAAGGGATCAGTTGTTGGGCTAAAACCTTTTTCAGGATCAAAGTCAACCTCAATGTCAAAGAAGCATGTGTGAAGTTTTGGTGGCTCTACATTTAAGTAGTTGTCACTGAGGCAGCGAAAAACTACGTTGATATCACTTTCAAATAGTTTCTTGCTATTTTGTATTCTACGTTCCTTTTCAAATTCACCTCGCTTACGTGAACTGAAGCGACTCACTGGATCACCATAGATGCTACGATATTTACCTTTAGGGTCGCTGTAGTAAAATACATAGTTTGCAGGATACTCACGATAGGCTCGTTTACCTTCTGGGGTTCTTTCTACTACAAATATTTTATCACTATCACGGTCATGAACCGCGTCTACATAACTCATTAAAGTGTTTTACCTACAGTAGTGAGAATAGTTTCTAGTAATTCTTGTTCTTGTTGTGTTTTGCCGAATTCTGCTTTGTGTGCTACACGGATAGCTTTTTTGAGTACGCTTGGTTTTACTTCTAGTTCTTCTGCTACTGCTTTGATAGTGTCACTAAGACCACCATTTAATGTTTCTACTTCTTGCATAACTTGCATACCTTCATTAATTAATTGGGTAAGCTTTAGTTTTTGTTCTGCGGAAAAGGTTCTGTTGTCCATGTTTATCCTTAATAAGAAAGATACTTAGTATATAGGCTTGTAACAAAATATGCAAGTATTTTTCGTATCTAATGTGCCCATATAAAATCCCCTTTCGGGGATTTTATTATGCAATTTTTTCTTTTAATCTAAATCTTTGTAATTTACCAGTGGTAGTTCTAGGTAAACTATCTACAATGTGTATTGTCGATGGTACACTGTGTTTATTTAAATTTTCTCTTACCCAAACTTTAGGATCAATTGTATTTAAATTAGTGTTCGGTGCAGGAACTAGATAAGCTTCTATTCGATCTATACCATTGTCTCCTTCAACACTAATTACTGCTGCTTGTTCTATTGCTTCATGAGAGATGAGAACATTTTCAATTTCACTTGGATTTATCCATCCGCGGGCCGTTTTAATTACCTCCTTACTTCTTCCTAAATGATTTAAATTACCTTCTGCATCCAAGTAAACAATATCATTTGTTCTCATCCAACCATCATTTGAAAACATCTGCTTGGTCCAGTATTCATCTTTATAATAACCTGTCGTGCAAAAAAAACTTTTTACTTCTAACGTCCCTGGTGTACCGTTTGGTACAGGTTGTTCATTGTTATCAACAATTCTAATTTGAAATTCAGGGGCAGGAGGACCTAAATTGGTAGTTTTCCCTGTTTTGTTACTAGAAATCATAAAAAATTCTGTCGATCCATAAATATTTGTAATACCTTGTCCAGTAGTTGCTAACCATGCATCTAAAACTTTTTGAGGTAAAATGTCACCCGCACTGTAACACTTCATGTGGTTTATGTCACTCAATTTACCTAACAGTTGTGCGTAAATAACTGGAAAAGCCCAAAAGGTGGTGGGTTTAAAGTTTTCAATGTTATGTTTAATTCTTAAAGGAGTATTCATTTCAGAATCTAAATAAACTTTTGCTCCTCCCCACAAAGGACACAAAAATTTTGTCATAAACCCATATGCAGAAAACATCTTCGGCACCACGTAAATTCTCTCTGCAGGATGAGACAAACGTGAGTAAATTGTTGAATTACTAAAATTCAACAAATTTCCAATAGTATGCATAACAGCTTTACCGTGTCCTGTTGCACCTGATGTAAAAAATATAATTCCTAAATCATTAACATTTTTTGATACTGATTTAATCAATTTGTCTGTTGAACCTACAAGTGCGTATAAATCATTAATGTTATTTTCATCTATTGTTAATTTTACATCAGTCAATTCACATTGTGTTTCTAATACTTTTTCTGAATCACGTAAATTTAAAAGCACCGGTACTGCCCCAATATAC